AAAAAAAAAAATTAAATATAAAAAATGGCTCCAAGAACTGTAAACTGGCAAGATGATGGTGTTCATCTTTATGACGCTTCTAAATATTCTCTCCCTGCATTAAAAGCGGCCGCAAAAGAAAAAGGTATTGCATTGAGTTTTACGGAAGAAGGTAAAAGACATACATTGACAAAATCTGAATTAATAGAAGCATTAGTTTCGGCCGGAGAAATTTTCCCAGAACCTCCCGCCCCTAAACCGAAACGTGCCCCCTCTCAATACAACAAATTTATTAAAAAACAAATCGAAAGATTAAAGGCGCAAGGACATACTGGTAAATTATTAGGGAAAGCCGCTGAAAATTGGAGATTAACAAATCCCAAAGTGGAAAAACCACCTAAAGAACCTAAAGCTCCAAAGGTACCTAAAGTCAAAAGAGAACCTACCGCCTACAATAAATGGGTAAAGGCACAAATCGCTCGTCTCAAAGAAGAAGAAGGTCTTAGCCATAAACAAGCCTTCAAAAAAGCCCCGGTCAATTACAGAATAGCCCATCCTAAACAAGAAGAAGTATTTAGCGCCTATCAAAAGAAACTATTGAGAGGACCTATGTATCAATAAATCCTATAAAATTAATTATTTTAATTTAAATAGTTGTAGTCATAAATAAAAATGTATTTATTTTTATTTATAATAGGTATTCTTTTAATCCTAATATATAAAAATATAAACGGATTATTACTCTTGTACACAATAAATTATAATAAAGAAAAATCTCATTATAAAGCCATTGAAAAAACAATTAAAATCATATGTTGGTTCGGATATATTTATCTATATCAAAAAATTTATCATAATTGTATAAATATTGAAAAAAATAAATATGATATCCATTATATATATCATGGACAATTATATAAGATTCGATGTATAAATAAACTTGGTCCCAAAAAAAATCAAGTACTTATGGTGGCCAATGATAAATTAGAAGATATAAGCGATGAAATAATACCTTTTATGGGTCCCAAACAAAATTTTCATAAATTGTGTTATACACCAAATGATTTTAAACAAAGAGAATTAAGTTTTTATTTATCAGATGGAAGGATCTTAACATTTGATGAAAAAATGGACATAAAATTAGATTAAAAATAAATATAATTAATAAAAATGGTACAAAATTTGAGTGGTTTACAAAATTTAGGAAATACATGTTATATAAATTCAATATTACAGCTTATTATGCAATGTACTGATTTCATAGATTTATTTCAAAATCATTGTCTGGATTCGGATATTTTTAAAAATGTTTCTTCATTTATACAAAATTACAAAACCAATAAAATCACAAGTCCTGAAGATATTTTATCAATTATCACTGATAAAAACTTATTTATTAAAGGATATCAATATGATGCACATGAATTTTTGATCCAGTTTTTAGATATTATTCATGAAGAAATGAAAAAATGTCTGAATAATACATCTATAATCAATGTATTTGAATATAAGTTTTATACAATTTTTAAAAATATAAATAGGATCGATGATATAAAGATTTTAGAAAATAAAGAAACTATATTAACGTTACCTTTTAGTAAGTCATTGAATGATAGTTTTACAATGTTTGAAAATAAAGAATTTATAAATAATTGGGAGAGTGAGAAATATAAAGAATACACAAAAGCAGAAAAACATTCAACCATCTACCACTGGCCAAAATATTTATTTATACAAATTAATCGGTATGACTCTAAATTTCAAAAAATTAATGATGAAATGGAGATACCTTTACAATATAATGATTATCAGTTGCGAGGTGCTGTGATTCATCATGGATTTCATAATTTTGGACATTATGTTTGTATCATGAAATTAAATGATAAATACTATCTATGCGATGATGAAAGAATTTCAGAAATGAATGAAAATTTTGCGATACAAATGATTAAAAAAGCATATTTATTGCTATTTATTCACAAATAGTTGAGGAACGAAAAAGATTTTTTTTGACTAAAAATTTTATTCTTAGGAATAAAAATATATCGTTTATTATTAGGTAGTATGGGAAATAGTAATTCAATATTAGGCAATGTAGAATCATTAAGAATTAACGCAGAAAAACAAATGAACGAAGCAAAACTGATTGCCGATCAATTACGAAGACAACAAATATGTCAAAATGCGAATGATTTTGTACGAGGTGTAGCCAATGAATTCATAGGAACTGCTGTAAACGAAGATAAAGATATATCTATATATTTTAATTCCAATGGAGAATTATCGTTATTTGATAATTCGAATTTTAATGACAGTGATGGAAAAGAAATTAATGCAACGGATATAAGATTAGGCGATAATTTAATCGAATTGAATAAAAACGATAATTCTTTAATTGAGATAAATATGAATAATGATGGCTCTATTATTAATGGAAAAACATTTGATTTATCTTATCTATTAAATGATCCCTACAATAATCCTATATTAAAGTTATATACAATTAATTGTGATACAAATACATGCACATGTACTTTTAATTTAGGTAAATATCAAGAAACGATTGTAATACCTGAAATACCACGTGTTGCAACAAAATCAGGTTAATCTCTGTTTTTCTTGAAATAAAATTTTCTGATGGGAAATATTTTGTCAACAGATAAAAAATAATAAAAAAAAAATATTGAGTGATAATAGTATAAATGGACATCATGACTATGATTACAGATGAATTAAAAAATTTAAATTTACATGATTCCTCTGTTGTGTTATTAAAAACAATAATCTATGAACAAAAAAATGAATTTATTCTTGATTTTTTTTTAAATCTGCTATTAGTTTTTGAAACCAATCATATCCTAAAAAAAAAATTACAGTTTGATAATATCCATGACCTTATTATTGAATATTTATTATATTTTTGCAATTTGAATTCAATCAATGTAGATAATACAACGACACATAAATTAAACATTATAATAAAAAAAATTATAATTTTATTAAATTCTGATATTTTATACGAAAATTTGGAAGCGAATAGAAAAAAATTGTTGTTTAAAAAATGAATTTTTAAAAAATTTATTTCTTTAATTGAATTACGCAGAGGTTTAATTTTCGATTCCAATAACTTTTATTTTTTTTTACAGATCATGGACGTTATACCACAATTTCTCGATACTTTTAAAAAAACCAAAAAACAGATCCAGATGGATCTGAAACTAAGAAACATGAAATCTTCTTTTAAATTAAAAGAAGATGCTATCCAGTTTGTACAAGATTTGAAATGGCCATGGAAAATGCCCTGGAGAAAAGATCAAAAGGAGGTCATTGATTCATTTTTTCAGAATCAACATGACGAAATTGTCGTTCAAGCAATTTTTGGAGGTGGTAAAACCACTATGATGCTCGCTATAATCCAATATATGGTTTTACAAGATCCGAATTTATTATCAAAAATATTTATATGTGCATTCAATATTGGTATTAAAAATGAGATAAAAAAAAAATTAAAAAAATTAGGGAAATTCACTGTAAAAACATTTGATTCACTCATCTATTCTTGTTGTAAAGAATTAAATTATAAAGATTTGAAATTATTAAATTTTGAAACAAAAAGACGTTTTGTAAGAGAAAATCTATCAGATCTCGTTGGAAATTCTGACATCCAATATGTTTTTATTGATGAAACACAAGATTTAGAAAAATCATGTTATTTTATATTAAAACATTGTTTTCCTAATGCAAAATTTATGTTTGTGGGAGATGTCTTCCAATCCATTCAAAAAGAACCTCGCGATAGTTTATTATGGTTTCTTTTGAATAGATCATCTACTCCCAAAACAAAAGTATTCAAAATGATGGATACTCCAAGGGTTCCATTACCAATCTTGTCTGAAATGAAAAAAGCACTCTTAAAATTTTATCCAGAATTTCATCAAACCATCCAAAATTGGTGTAGCACGTCTCCAATAAATTCAAATACAAAAATAGAATGGGTTCAGTTCAAAACTTATTCAAATGTATATAAAGAAATTCTCGCTCGTCTTAAAATTCTTGATCATAAAAAAACAATGATTTTAACCTTTAGTAGTGCCATCACGGTAAGGGGTAGTTTGGGTGATGTCGCACGATTCAGAAAAATTTTTGAAACTCAGGGTATATCTCTGAATCAAAATCATAAAAGAATGATGGACGATCGTTTATTTCTGAGCACCGTAAATTCATCAAAGGGATTAGAACGAGATCATGTAATTTGTATTCTTACATTCCCTCTAGAATTAGCATTTGCTAATTTTTCGAATGATCTTGTGATGAATCTAATTACTGTGGCATTATCGAGGTGTAAAAAAGATATAACATTTTATGTTCCGATATACGATGATCGTTTCAGTAAAGTATTGGACTGTTTTGAAAAATGTCCACGACCGATTCAAAACGACACTAAAAAAGCGGAGAATAAAAAATTACAACCCATGAAAGAATGCAACTCTTTTGATTATGATCCAACCGATATTATCGAAATGCTCCAGAAAGAACATTCGGTGACTGAAATTTTAAGACAAAATATCCTAAGTTTTGAAACGAGACAATTATTATTAAATTATACTTATATTCTTGAAAAATATCCTTTGAATAATGGTATTGATAATATTCCTTTAAATATTCGTACTGAAGAAGAAAGTACATTTGTAGGGCTTATTTTCGAAAGTTTGATCCTGAGTTTATGGAGTAATCATTTTCCATATTGTCAATTTCTCGATATACAACATCATAATGTATTTTCTGGACACGTTGAAAAAATTCAAAATCTCGTAAAACATTATCGAAAATTTATCAAAATACATAAAAATATCAAAAATGAAAAAATACGATTCAAAGGATGTTTTTTATATGCACAATTGCATCTATTCGCCTATCAAAAAATATTCGTTCATTTGGATGAAAAAAAAAGTAAGGTGTGGTATAAAAAATGGCTAGTACTTCTTCCTAATATTAAAAAAATTCCTATCCACAATTGTATATTACAAACCCAAGTTAATGTATCAATGCCTTTTTTAAATGGTATAATTGATGCTGCGAACATGTCTAAAGACAAATCAAAATGTATGGATATTTATGAAATAAAAGCATCGAAAGGTTCTGATTGGAAACAAACAGCGTTATTACAAGCCATTATATATGGTATTTTATCCGCAAAAGCGTTATTTCATGTATATCTCGTAAATGTACTATCCAAAAATGCAATACATTATAAAATCTATTTTAAAAAAGATTTAATGTCGCTAAGGAACAAAATACTCCAAGAAATTTTAAATTGGAATATCAATTGTTTTTTAGCAAAAAATGTAGACTACAAATGTGATAATATTCATGAATCAATACCCGTTCATGAATCCATAATAATGGATGGCAGATATGATCATGTTAATAAAAAATGGATAGAATTTAGTGTATGTGAATTTTCGAGCGCAACTAAAACTAGACTGACCATCCTTATGAATGATTCCGAAAACTCGACTATCGAAAATGATTTGCATAATCTGATTCAAAAATACATCAATATTTATAAAATAAAATATATATATGGTTGTCCAGAACTTTGTAAAAATCAAGAAATCAAAAACAAATACAATATTATCCCCATTATAAATCAAGAATTCTCGGTCTATCAAAAAAATATATTAAAAGATGAACCTGATAGTCTCGAAAATAATAAATTAGATTTTGAACGAAGTTATAATACATTAGCATTCATTATCTGTAGTTTACATAAAAAAATAAAATAAACTAATTTAAATATATATATATTTTTATTAAAACACCATGAATAATGAAATTGAATCGAGGATACTTGTATTTAAAAATATATGTAATTTTATTAAAGATCTGAATGAATCCTTTGGATCAAAACAAAAATCATTACAATTGTATGCTCATCTTGTGGAAAAAACTGGGATAATGCACGAAGAACCAATAAAACGACATATTTCAATATTTTACAAGTTTATTAAAGACAATGAAGAGGCTATTTTATCGAAAAATGAGAGCGAATTCAAAAACTATATAATTTCATATAGTGAAAAAGTTGTGATAGATCTGAAAGAAATATTAGGATGGGCGGATAAAGATGAAAAAAATGCCATTTTTAAACATCTTTTGGCTTTATTAGCCGTTCTGGATCCCTCGAGCAGTGCTCGTGAAATATTAAAACAAGAGATTGAGAGTAAGAAAAAGAAAGGAGAAAGCGGTAATGAAGAAAATTTCCTTAAAAACATTATCGATAAAGTTAGTTCTGAAATAGATTCGGATATCGATAATCCCATGCAATTGATGAACAAAATGATGACATCTGGAGTTATTACAGATATCGTTGAAGATATGAATTCTTCTTTTTCAGATGGAAATCTTGATATGAATAAAATGATTAATACAATGCAAATGTTAATGGGGAATATTAGCAATATGGTTCAAACACAAGAAAACACTCCCCTTAATAAAAATTCTCTAAAATGAATTTATTGTTTTTAACAGGTTTATGAATACAAAGGCAATCTTTTTATTATTCATTCTGCAATCACAAGATCATATTATTCATTATGTTACAAAATCAATATATAAACGATATAAACGTTATGTGAAATACAAAGATATAAAAAAAGAAACGATTTTACATTTTAATAGTTTAAATATTCAATATCCATTAAACAATAAAGATCCACAGTTAAAAAAATTATTTTCCTCTGTAGCAAAATATGGCAGAGAAGAAAGAAAAAATTTTATGATACATTATTCTGATTATGAATATCAATATCAATTGCTTTCACAATCGTTTGAAATCAATGATGACATATCTGATTTTCATAAACTGGATCCGAAAGAAAAAAATATTTGTAATTATCTTGAAAAAGGATATCCCACATTAGATATTTTGATGTTAGAGAAACTGAGTTTCCAACAATTTCAAAAAATCAAGAAAAATTGTAAACGAAAACTTTTACAAAATTCACAAAAAGATGTTTGTAACGATTTGAAAAATTATTTTGCATAAAAAATTGATGTTATTATTTATTTTATTATTTAACTAATGATATGAATTCATAAATTCATATCCCTGTAGTAATTAAAATTTTTGGTAACAATAAATGATCGCTATCGCACGGAACCAACCGAACTTGGATGAATTAGAAAAAAATCCATTCGAAAATTATAGTCGTAATCCTAGACCTGGATTTTCATGTGATTTAATCACTTTTCCTGAAGCCGCCGTAGTACTAAGATTTGATATTCATCCTGATGCCAATGTTCCACCTAGAACACATAATTTAAGTCAAATACAGAGAAATAAAATATTGAAAAATTTAACACGAGGAAAAACAGATTATGATATTATTGTTGAATTGTATATTTATCCTAATGGTTTACAATATTTCGATCGTTTGCCTGAATTATTAGACGATAAAGCTTTTCTAGAAACTATTTTTGGTAAAACGCTGTCCAATTTCATGGAAATATGTAGACGATTCCGCAATGTTTTTTTAACGAAATGGCAACAACAGATTCCTTGATTCTAAAAATTTTTTTTGTAAATCACAGAATAAAATGTCATTTACAGAAAATTATTTTGGGAAAAAAACAAAACAAGTTCTGATGCAGATTTATCCAGAACTTAGTATATCCAATAAGGGAATCCAATTCTTGTACCTATTTTTTTCTGAAATTCGCAAGATTATGAATGATTCAATATCTTTATTAAAAAAATATGATAAACATTCGATTGAAGATCTCATTAAATGCATCCTAACGGGTACAAACGAATTGGCAATTCATGCCATTAAAAATATGGAAATTTATGAAACCGTATTTACTGGACAGATCTGGGATACGCATCACAGTTTAGTGGATAAATATTTTTCCACAACCCTGGAATATATTTTAGCAGAAGTATTGGAACTTTCTGGGAATGTTACTAAAGATAATCAAAAAAAAAGGATTACTCCCTATTATATTTGGTATTCGATTAGTTTGGATGAAGAATTACTCGTTCTTTTCAAAAAAATCGGATTTGATCAATATAAATTTGAAAAAGAAGAGTTGATTAAAAATCGTCCACAATTAAATAATTTTTTATATTATCATACAAAAAATGGACAAATATACAAGATGAAAAAAGAAGAATTATTTGACATTTACAAGGACTATCTGTAAATATCTTGTCCAATGAATATTTATATATAGATATTTATATATTTAACTGTACTAACAAGATGGTTTTTTTTTCAGAAACAACAATGCCAATTTCTTTCATCTTTAAAGATCGGAACGGAACCAAAATTTCCATTGCGGAAATCGATAAGGAGATTTGTAATGATTTTAATGCAAAATGTAACGATTTGCATTATTCAGCAATGTTGATGGCAATTACAAATATTGGTGATTTTAGCACAAAATCAGGGGAATTCAGAATGGAAGATTTTAATGAGGCTATGTCTTTATGTGGTATTTCTGAAGATGATCGATGGAAAATGTTGAAATACATTCAGGGAAAATATAATTATTATTCTTGGCGGTAAAATGAAAAAAAAGATTCTAAATAAAAAATGAATTTTGTCATGAAAAAAGAATTAAAATACAAAATTCGAAACATTCAGAATGAATTAAAAATTTCGTTAAAAAATATCAAGATCCTTGAAAAAAATCTTACCAAAAATGTATCCAAAATCCCACGAGAATCTTTAGACCAAATTGTTAAAAAAAGACAAAAAGCATTACAAAATTATAATGACACTGTTCGTTTAGGCTTCCCTAAAGATATTCAATTTGCACAAAAAAAATTATTCAAATTAATAAATAAAGAAATATTGGCTTCGAGGATGAAGGAATTGAAATCTTTAATAGAACGAAAAAATTTACTTTTAAATGAACGATTTGTGCTGCAATGGGAATTAGAAAATTTAGAATAAATGTTAAAAAATTGATAATAATACTTGTATTTAAGGAATTGTAAATGTGTTATTATAGAATTCCTCCGTTTTTTGTATTATTATTTTCAATAACTTGTACTATTCTTTTTTTTTCTATATTGAAAAAATATCCGAATTATCGTTCTACGCATAATTTTGATTATTGGTTTATACTGGTAATGGGTCCTATTACTCTTTCAATGATTATCATAATGATTGCTTTCTTATGGATAAGAGATTGTATTACTAGTTGTCAATTAAAAAAAGAACAATACAATGCACCATTAATAATCGATAGTGTCGTTGTATAACCTTATATTGAAAAATCGTTTAGAAAATGAATACTAGTATACCGGATTTTCTCGTAGTTTATCAATAATTATTTTCAATGCCCAAAATTGAAGAACAAGTACTAAGGACGCGAAGCGTCCCTACTGCAAGGCCGTAATTGTGTAATAACTGGCTGCAAGGGAACGATGACCTATATAGCAATATTTTAATTTCGTTCTTACGGTATCAAATTCAATTTTTCCATAAATTTTTTTAAAAAAAAAATATATCTATATAATAATAGAAGAGAGAAATGAATGAAAAACTAGTATCCGAGAATTGTGATTCTTGTGACTCTTGTTGCTGTGATGGTCGTGATGGTCGTGATGGTCGTGATGGTCGCGA